CACGGTGCCCTCAACAAGGCGGAGAAACTCTTGAACGTAGATAGCACCCTCTATACGATGAAGCGTGTCTATCGTGTCGGAGTCAAGCTTCGCCCACTTCCCGATGCGGTCGGCTTCGATAGCCTCGTGAAGTTCTCCGTAAGCGAGCATTAGATAATGCCCGACGGAGTGTGGCACGTTCCAAAAGCCTTTAGCCACAGCACGTCGGTGGAAGTCCTTGGCGTAGCGGTTGAGCGTATCTGCGTTGTAAAGTCTGTATGTCATAGTCGTTGCTATTTGATGATGTGAGATAAGATGTGTTTGACCACCTCAACCGTCCACCCGTTGCCGAGCATCTTGTAGGCTTGGGTGTCGGAACAGCACCACTTGTACCAGTCGGGGATAGTCTGCAAGCGTGCGCACTCGGTGGGGGTGAGGCGGCGGATCATATAGCCTATTTTAGCTACGGGCTGTCCGCTGCCGTCGTTCCTCGCTCTTGCGGGGATGCACGGGCTTTTGCCTCCAGCTGTCGGGCGGAAGCCCTGACCATCCTTGTGCGTTCGCCAAGTGCCAGGAGTAATTAGCAGATTATCCTTCGTGACGCTCGTCAGGCTGTTGCTCTTGTTATCCTTCCGAAGTTCGATCTGTTGCTCGTTATTGTCCCCTCGCCCACGCATGGCACATGCCATATTATTAAAGCTCCAACTATTGGAGGTCAATGTTGGCGATTTGTCGGGGATAACTCTCGACTTTAAGTATCCACGCCCACGTTGAAAGATGCCTATATACAAGATGTCCATATCGGAGTGATTTCCTCCGCTATGCCCTCCAGCTGTTAGGCAAGAGGCCTTGTCTTGATTAGCCTTTGGCTTTAGCTTCTTGTCGAGCTTGACTACGTCTGACGCCTTTCCGCCCTGCGCAGTGGCAATGCTTTCAAGAGCATCCTCGTTGAGAGAGAGATTGCGCATATAGTATTTCTCGTCTACTTCATCGTCGAGGATGTCCCCGATGTAGATCCCTCGGTCGGTAGGCTGGGGAATATCTGTGAGCAACTCACTCCATAGTCCTTCGCTCTTCGTCCGTATGTTGCTCCAGTATAAGCGCACTCTGTTCTGAGCGGAGACAAGGGCGGAGTTAATCACAACGGGTCTAATGCCGAGGCTTTCGTTTATCCTCAGCTCGTCTGATGGACGCATCCGCACATTCTCAAGGAGGTACTTTGCGTTGGGGTTGAGCTTTTGCACGTGGTGCAGGATGTCAAGGAACACCCAATACAGCCTGCTTCGTGGGTCATCGTGACCGAGCATTTTACCAGCGAGCGAGAAGCCTTGGCAGGGAGAGCCAGCGAGGAGGAGGTCTATCTCCGACCACTCAATGTCCCACTCTCGCCACTTCTCTACGTCTCCGAGCTGGATAGTCTCGGGGAAGTTGAGCTGCGTCTGTGCGATAGCGTGCTTGTCTATCTCGCTGGCATAGTACCTCTCGATAGGCACGCCAAGCTCTCTCAAGGCTATCTGCCCGCAGCTCATTCCGTCAAAGAGTGATAGTACTTTCATTCTTTCGCTTCTTCTCTCTCACTCATCACGGGCTTAGTGCGCCAGGGGCGTGGCACACGCTCCAACGTGGCGGGCTTAGCCGTTGGGGCTTGGTACTCACCCTTGGTCAGCACCTTCTCTGCGAGCTTGAGCGTTAAGTCATTGGCATTGCCAAGAATTTCAAGGATCTTGTGTTGCTGGCCACTGACGAAGGAGAAGTAGTGTTCTACCTCACCCTGCATCTTAGATAGATCTCGTGCCTCTCGCTTGCGGGTGGCGTCCATCCGTTCAAGAAGTCGCAGGCGTGAGTGAAGTGTCCAGATGAAGTAGCCCATCACGATTAGGCCTGCAGAGAGTAAGAGTAAGAGTAGTAGTGTGATTGTCATTTGTCGAATAGTTTGGTAGGTGTTGCGAGGTGGTGGATAGCGAGGAGTAGTGCATCTCGCTCCTCTTGGTTGGTGCGGGCCTGCTTGCTCTTCGGTAGGGTCAGATTGTGATGCCTGCATACTCCGAGTATTTCAGAGTGTGTGATCTTTCCCTCTGGTCCTCTCCAGTGCTTGAGCAGTGGCTTTTGGCAGATTAGCGGAAACTCCTTTGCCTGTATCGCATCTCGGAGAAGCTCGCCAACCATAGCGCACCGCCCAAGGTGGTAGCCTTTCTTGGCTACAACTCTGTGGTTATCTCGATGTGATGCGTGCCAGTTGTGTGCGGTGCTCCAGATGTCCTCGAGGACAAAGCGGTAGGAGTATTCTGTGTCGAGATACCTCTCGTCCTCTTCGCAACGCCATTCATTGAGCAGGTCAAGCACTCTTAGGAATGGTATCGTCTCGAGGTGCACGGAGCGGTCGTTTAGATTGACGACCGCCCACCCAGAAGCCTCTGTATCTGGGTCAACCCCGATAAGGAGTGGCTTCTTTTGAGTTGGATTGCCCATAGCTTACGTGAGTTAGGCCTGCGGAGCGCCTGTGGAGTACTCGATCTTCCACGCCTTGACTTCTGGGTACCAAGTTCCGTTGTACTCGCGTCCGTCGAGGTCGATATAGGCGGTCACCTCTTGCCCTAATCGCAGAGGGAACTTCTCGATAGTCTCACCGAAGAGCTTAATCGGCACTTTACTTGGGAAGCGTCCGCCTGTATCAAGCACGAATACCTGCGACTGCCAGAGGCTGCCCGTTGACTTACTTCTCCCCTGCATGAGTGGGCAGAGGACGGCTACTGTTCCCTTAATTTTGATTTCGTTGTCCATAGGTTGGGATTAAATACTCGTTTTCGTTCTGTTCATTCTGTGGTCTGGCACTCCTACGAGACGTACCTCGATGCAGTCGCCACGAAGGCGTGATACAGCACGGTCTCCGTAGCGTTGAAGTTCAGACAATGGGAGGTTTGTGGTAGCGACGATCGGTGCGTCTCGATACCCATAGTCGGATCGCTGGTTGATAAGGTCCGCAAGACTCGCCTTGTTCCCATAGCGCTGGAAAGTAGCAGGCTCACTTCCGAGGTCGCCTATGTGAAGCACCCGATAGTCCAGGGCGGTGTACCTGCCATCTGTGCTGTCCATAAGATCCGCCATGTGCCAAAGGGCGTGCGTCTCACCATTCCACAGGAAGGGCTTCATAGTTCGTCGGCTATTCACACCGTCGTAGAATGGTCGCTGCACACCAAGCATTTCGCTGAGATCTCGCAGTAGAGTCACAAGAAGCGTCTTACCTGTACCTGTCTCTCCCATCACAAGCAACCCCTTCATCGGGTCGTCTATCTCTGGGTGTGGCAGGGCGAGTAGCCAAGACACCGCTTTTGCATACCCGAGAGCCAGCGTATCATTGTCAAGCGAAAATCGCTCCTCCCTCAGCTTGCCAAGCTCTGTGATATAGTCCAGCGCATCGTCAAGTTTTATTCCTCGGTATGCATCATAGACTGATCGTGGAGGTAGGCCTGCCGTCCGCTCCTCTTTGATCTTCCTCACAAACTCCGAGGCGAGTGGAAGCGCACCCTCTTTTGGCTGTGGTTGCTCGTTAATCATTGCTGTTGATTTTTTTGGTGTTCGCCTTCTCTTCGTACTCTCTTGAGCACAGAAGCCTTGTATGCCTTCATCTCCTCGCTCTCTTCGGCCTGCGCCTGCTCTTTTTTGACTTCATCCCACATATGGTTTGAATAGTTCTGGGATGCAGGGGGAGGCGATGACGGCTTGGAGGCATGGTTATCTCGATAGCATCCCGCCACGACCTTAGCAAAGTTGTCAGTCTTGACAAGCCACGACAGACTCGCCATGGCTCGATTGCCTCGTAGGAAGGTGGATGCCTTGGCCTCTTCCATCATCTTTCGGAATTGGGCTATTGCGTTTAGTGTGGTCGCCACCGTGGGGCGCTCCTTGGCATTCCCGTCAGGTCGGTCGGGCATCAGTGCCATAAACAGCTCGTGCCCGTCTCTACAAATGGCCTGCGATAGGATGCTCGGCTTAGCGAAGCCATCATCACCAGCGGTCGCCTCTTCGTAGAGCGCCTTCCACACCTTGCCGAAGTCACGCATATCGGAGCTGGGGTACATAAGCGAGCTAACCATAGCGCGAAGCGCAGGGTCCTCTATCGCATCTATTTCCTTCTGCTCGCTCGCAAAGCCCCCCCCCGGGGGGGGGGGGGTAGGTTTTTTTTTTTTTTTTTTTTTTTTTTTTTTTTTTTTTTTTTTTTT